GTCAGAGGCCCAATGCGTTGCCAAACAGCGCAGATCCAACCCTACAGGCCGAAGTTCCGATGTGGCTGCTTCTGGACTTCAGCGAATGGAAGTCGATTGTAAACAAGGGCGTGACCTCATCGCAGCCTCGGCTGATCTACTATCGAAGCACACCGCCTGTTGGTATCGCTACCGTCTGGCCGGTTCCTCAGCAGCCGTCTCAGGTGGTGCTCTACACTCCGGGACAGGTCGATGAATTTGACGATCTGATGGATACCATCGAATTTCCGCAGGGTTACCGGGAGTTCATCGAGTACGCTTGGGCAGTTGCGATCAACGAGGGATACCCAAACCTAGTGATGAAGCCATCCGTGGCGCAGAGGGCTCTGGATTACAAGTCTCGCGTCATGGCGAATCAATTGACCCCCCTGTTTATCCGTTCAGACGAAGCCGCCATGGCGAAACCGGACTGGAGAAGTACGGGATGGTACGACGCGCGTACCTGGCCGGGTGCCTATTAAGGAGAAAACCATGTTTCTTGAAATCGAAGGCGATGCCCTAGTAAACCTGGAACTTGTGGAGCGCGTAGTGTTTCTGCGTGCCCGGCAACTCTGCGTTCTCTACATTGCCGGATTGAGTTTTGAAAGCGCACTTGCGTATAAGTACTTCACGCAGAACCCTACCTGCACGTTCGCGCTGATCCTGCGAAGTAAAGGACCCCATGATCTGGGAAGACTTCACCTCGCCAGCCTACAAACTCGAAACGACGAATGCCGCATCCTCAGTGATGCGGAATTTGTACTGCGAGACGATTGAGAAGGGCGAGCGGAAGGGCAAGAATAGGATCGTCGGGATACCTGGGCTGAAGACATTCGCCACGCTGGCGGGTGGTCCGATGCGAGCACTGCTGTCAATCGACAGCGGCAACCGCCTATTCGCCATTGCGGGTGGCACGGTGTACGAAGTGTTCGCAAACGGGACATCACAGGCACTCGTGGGGGCTATCGCAATGGACAGCCACCCGGCGCTGATGTCCACGAACGGGTTTCAGATCGCAATCAGCAGCGGTGGCTACCTGTACCTTGCCAATGGGGGCTCTCCAGTTGGGACTGTACAGCCGATTACGTTTCTGGCTGCTGACGGCGGTGGGGCGGTCCAGGCTGGGACTCTCACGTTCATGGACCAGTATTTCATCGTAGACCAGATCAACTCCAAGACGATCTTCATCTCGAATCTGGCCCCCAACGGGAACCTCTGGGACCCCGGAGATACGGCCCAAAAGGAAGGCTATTCGGACAATATTGCGCGAGTTTACTGTACCAATGAACAGTTGTGGTTGTTCGGATTCGACACCACGGAAGTCTGGCAGGACACCGGGGCGTTGTTCCCGTTCCAGCGTATCCAGGGAGCCCTCATGAGCATCGGGTGTACCGCCCCTTACTCTGTTGCGTCTTACCTTGGAATTCTGTTCTGGTTCTGGAACGGATCGGTGTACTACTCGCCATCCTTAACCCCTCAAAGGATAAGTGACTACGGCGTTGAGCAAGCGATCAAATCCTATGGGAACGTCGCGGATGCCGAGGGGTACTGCTACACCAGTGGTGGTCACATCTTCTACGTTCTCACCTTCCCGTCCGTCGGCAGGACGTGGGTATACGACCTCAGCCTCCAAGCGTGGCATGAACGACTGTTCTGGCAGAATGGCCAATGGCAGCAATACAGGGCTCGTGTGTATGCGAGAGCATTTAATATGGATCTCGTCGGTGATCCCCTCACGGGAACGATCTACCAAATGGACCGGCTCACCTACACCGACGCTGGTGGAGTTCCACTGCGGAGAGAGCGGGTTTGTCCCTACATCCAGGAGGAAGAGAAGATGCTCCGTCACAACCGGCTGACGGTTGACGTGGACACAGGCGTAGGACTCAGCGTTGCTGCCGATCAGCCTGGGTATGACCCGCAGATGATCATGCGGTATTCGGATGACCGCGGTAAGACGTGGAGCAACGAGCGGCAGGCCAGCATGGGGATGCTTGGGATGGACAAAACCCGTGTCATCTATCGGCAGAATGGGAGTTCTCGACTCGGTAAGGCATACGAAATTGTGGTGAGCGATCCAGTCCCAGTGTCGATCAACGGAGCGTACCTGGAACTTGGGACTCGGGAGACGGGGCGCTAATGACCGGTTTGTCTCCAGCGCAAATTTACGTTCCGATAAGGGATGCACTCCTGTCTTCCCAGGGGAACGCCTCCGACGTTATGCGCCGGTGGATGTCAGCTATCACCATGGCTGTCCAGTTTCAGCCATTTGTGCCCCTTACCCAGTTTGGATCGGCAGGAAACGGCGGAGATGATACGGCTGTATTTCAGGCCGCCCTGAATCAACTTGTCCAGCAGGGCGGAGGTGTCCTATGGATACCTGGAGGACTGTTTCAGGTTGGGCTGGTGACGATTCCATCGGGGGCGATCCCGATCATGATTCTCGGCCAGGGAGAGGCGACGGTCCTTCAGCGGAACCAGGCCATTCCTGCCGGCCACGGGATGCTGGATATATATGGATCGAACGTCATGCTGTCGTCCTTTGCAATTGAAGGGACGGTGAGCACGGCTATCCCGCTTCTCTACAACCGCGACTTCATTGGCACGGGAGGCAATGACCCGATGGCCCAGTCATTGACCCAGAACTCGTCGATCTGGGTTCATGGTCCGTTGTCCAAGTTTATGATGCAGAGTGTGTCAGTTCGACACACCGGGGGATACAGCGTACTGGTGGATGCCGGCTCAGGCGGAATCTCTGATGTTGTGATTCAGAACTGCCACTTTGGGGATAATCGCCCCCATACCTTTGGACTGGCTGCCGGGAGCGCCGTGTACGGAAGCTGGACCGGCTGTGTGTACTTCAACAGCGACGGACGATCAACGAACCCAGGATGCGTTTGCAAGAGGGTTCAGGCAACCCAAAATGCCTTCCTTCGCAATACGGGAAACTGCCTGTGGATGCACTCATACGGGATTGACGAACTGTGCGAATCATTCCAATTTTTTCAGAACACGTTCCTAGACAGTGGCCTCGATGGGATTCTTATGGGTTGCATTATCGGCGGGGCTGTCAGTGGAAACGTGTTCAGGAGAAACGGATATGTCTGCCAAGACGACACCTCGCCAGGAGTTCCGCGCTGGCTTCCTAACCTAAATGCCACCGGACTAGACTCAGCCGGCCTCGTTCTCAATGTTCCATACTGCAACAATACGTTTACTTCGATGAACGGAGGATGTCTAGACCTTGATTCCCACGGCTCAGGCTGTATCTCAGGAAATGTATGCACTACGCCGTCTGCGGGAGAGCCTGCGTATGAAGAGGACCAGATCGCCACGAGTGGGATCTCCGGTACTGGGGCTACATCCTATGGGGTGAACCTGAACAATTCGTCAAATACCCCATCTGGAGCGGCAAACGTATCGATAGTGGGGAATAGCTTTATCAATCTGTCGGCAGGGGCGGCACGTTTGTTTTCTGCAAGACGCTGCTTGTTCGAGGGAAACATTATCGTCTCCCCGGAGAACTCCGTCTATGCCCCAGTGGGACTAGGTCCAGTCGGGCCTGGACCGAATCAGCGCTGCTTTGATAACAGGGTGACGAATAACAAGATCGACTATAATCCCTCGGCATCGGCCCCCGCAATTTTCGAGGATGACACGTACGGTACATTCTCCGTATCCGAGAAGAACTACGTTTTTGGAAATTGCCCTATCACTCCGTCTGGGACGAAAGCGATTGAGTTCCAGAAGTCGCCAAACAGCAGTAGCCCTGTGTATTTGCAGACTCCGTGGTTTACCTGATGACACGCTTCGAGTTCACTACCGATGCTGATCTCATCACCAAGTTGGTGACGATACCGGAGTGCTACCGGCGCTCAATGTCCGACGGCTCGCCCGCAATAGAGATGTTTCGCGTGACCGGATCAGAACCAGTCGGCTTCGTGGTCGGGTATGAGAACGGCACCCCAGTGGCTATTTACCTTCTAATCCCGGCTCCTGACGGTGCTGCGGAGGTCCATTGTGCTGTCGTACCGAGTGCATGGGGAAGGGGAGAAGGGATTACGAAAGACTTTTGCGAGTGGGTATGGAAGCACACGGGGCTTACGTATCTGATAGGAAAGGTGCCGTCCTATAATCGGCTGTGCGTGCGGCTTGCGAGAAGAATTGGGTTTGCTTTCAAGGGGTCCATCAGTGGGGGGACCAGGCGTGGGAAGCCGTTCGATTTCCTCATTTCCAAACTGGATCGTCCAGCGCTACACTTAAAGGTGGTGTAATATGCCGATAGACTTGATCGGGGCCGGGATTGGAGCGATAGGCAGCCTTATTGGCGGCGCAGTCGGTAGCGATGCCTCATCCACGGCAGCAGCGCAGCAGGCGGCCGCGCAGCAGCAAGTCATCACTCAAGCCAATCAAGCGGTCACCGCCGGGCAGGCTGGTGTAACGGCTGGAGCCGCCAATGCAAATCAGACTCTTGCTGGATCGGCACAGCAGCAGGTGGGGATGTATTCCCCATACACCCAGGCTGGGACATCCGCCCTCGGGGGAGTCGGGCAGTATCAGGCTGCTGGACAAGCAGCCCTCCCTAGTTTGGCGCAGATGGCCGGGCCGAGTGGGCAATTGGCACAGCAGTTCAGTTTCAACCCATCCAACCTTCAGAATGACCCCGGCTATGCGTTTACCCTTCAGCAAGGGCAGCAGGCCATCCAGAAGGCAGCGGCGGCGCAGGGCGGCCTATTCAGTAGCGGTACCGCCAAGTCTCTCGCCGGGTACACAGAAGGGACGGCGAACCAGTACTACCAGCAGGCGTATAATAACGCGGCGAACACGTTCAATATCAACCGTCAAGGGGCGCTATCGCAAGCTGGAATCCTTCAGGGACTTTCTGGCCAAGGCTTAACCGCTGGACAGTCGCTCACCGGGCAGGGCCTTTCCGCTACGCAGGGAAGCGCTGGGGCCGTAGGCGCCACAAGTTCTCAGATGGCAGGGAACACGTATAACCAGGGAGTTGTGAATTCCG